GGCCCGTGCGGAGAGGGGGGTGACGTTAGTCATCTCCCACAAGGGCAATGCCGTCCTGAATTAGGTACGGCTCATCCCTCGACCACCTAATAAGGTGATCTCCACCCAAGCTTGATGCCGACGTGCTTGGGGCGCCCAAAGCGCTCCAAGTGGTCTGTCTCGACCTTAGGCAGGAGATCGTCCACTGGGTGGACGTCTCCAAGGTCAAGCGCAAAGCTACCCAATGAAGGGTGGCCCTGCAATAGACACTTGGTCAGAGCACCGATACCGTCCAGTCTATCGACTGGCGGCTCGCCCACCTTATAATAGCCCTTGGTTATGGGGCTAAAGGTGTGAGGATCCAGCGTAGAGTATTCATACCCCAACGCAGTTTCCCGGCCCAAGAGCGAAGACTTACGACCAACATTGGGGTACCTCTTAAGAAGGTTTCCCATGAGGTCGTCCATCCAAGCCGCAGTTTTCCAAAGTCCAGCCCAATAGGCTAGATTACGGAATTCCGAAGCTGAGATGATCTCGCTCGCGCTTTGCCGTCGTGTTGGAAGTACTTGACGAACCTTGACAATACTAACGTCTTGGCCATCAAAATACATCCTTCCGCAAGACTCCCTGAACCTTCCAGTCCAGAAAGACTTGCCAGCGTTTACTCGAAACCCAAAAGTCTCAAGTTCGCTGACGACGGACAACACATAGTCTCTGGGGACAATTAAGTCATCCCCAAAGACACGCACCCGCCTAGAGAAAAGCTTCTTCAGCTTTCTCCGGGAAAGGGGTGTGCTCAGCTCTCTTTCGATCCCTAAGAAGATCATGGTTAGGAAAACCATGGCCTCCACAGGAAAGCAGAGAGCCGAACCCATAGATGCGAACTTGGCGAAACGGATTACTCCGAAGCCAGGTACATCAGCCTTTCTGGATCTGGTGGCTTGAACGGCCGCAGACAAATGCGGCCAATCTTCCATCATCGCCAGTACATGCTGATTCGAGACACGATCGGAAGCTTCGCTTAGATCAAGCGTAGCGAGTTCGCCGCTGAGCGAACCCTCACAAGCCATTTGCCTATTAGGCTCCTGGTCTCTGAATCCGATCACGCGAGAGAGGAAACCATCCTCTTGCATCGCGCTAAGGATAGCGCGGTAGAGACCCTGCTGCACGTACTGTTGTGCAACGGGCTCAATCGCGATCACCCTTGGCGTCTTGAGCGTCTTAGGAACGGTGATCACCCTTACGGGGATCTCCGAACCGGGTTCGAGGATAGTGAATTCGTTACCCTTTAAACGGCTAGTATAACGGCCGTTGGGAATAACGAAGCCTTCAGCGGGAAAGACTCGCTGAAGGCGTGAGGTCCAGGTTCGCTGATTGTACTTACCATTTGCGGTAAGTCGCTCAGCGACAGCGCCCGGGCCATGCTTGGGAACAATACGTCCCCAGTAGACATCTCGGTCTACCTTCGAGAATAATTCCCCGAAGAGCATCGCACTCATTCGCTTGAAATCCGAAAGATAATCCGGATCAAGACGAGCGTCTGCGTCCTTCACATCCTGCTCACATATGACGTACTCCGACATCGCTAGCCTCTCGCGGGCGGGACTGACAACCTTTACAGGTTTGCCAGGCCTCGCTGAGGATTCCCGTAAGGGATCTTCCGGGAGGGCTATCTTGCTAAACAGCAGTGTTAACTGCAGAATAGCATAGATTGCCTCGGTGTCGGGGTGTTCATAGAGCACACCGCTAGCAGGATCGAACACACGTCCAAGGAAACCCGACATGAAACTCGGGAGACCAGTGAGACGTTTTGGCCCTCTTGCGAAGGCCGGAACGTCCGAAGGGACGACGAAACCTTGGTCAAGCCACTTTTGGGTAGCTTTTCCTAGGTCCGCCAGGGTTATCGCCAAAAACGACAACCCCTCGTGTTCGGTCCGACTCGTGACGGTTTGTTTGTCACGAGCGGCGCTAGTGTGACATCGTATGGCCAGTTCGTCGGCCATACAGGACCAGAGAGACGTTAGGCTTTTCATCCATCCTCCTTTTCGGAGTGTGTGGAATCCTTAGCCCCGTCGGTAGCAGGTCTTTTCAACCTACGACCGCGTCTCAGAAGTTACAGCGAGTCCCGGCTATTCTCTAGCCGGAACCGGTTGTACTTCCAGGCGCGAACCCAGAGTTCCTGGGCCGCATCCCGGTTCAAGTTGTCAAACAAGAACCAGTAAGCGGTCTTATTGCGGATGACCGACTCCTGTTCGGAGTAGATCCCCGCCATCAGAAACGCCTCAGGCAAGGTGTTACCCCTGTCTGAGAACGCAACGATGTCAAGGAGCGTCTGGTAAGACACCCCAATGGGTAGTTCACTCATGTGTACTTCCTTCCTGGGATGTCCCAGTTAGTTGATTAGATACCTGCCCAACTTGGTTTCGGTACAGCAACCCGCCAGGGAGACCTATCCACTTACAGTGGCAAGGCCCTTTAGCGGACTGTACTTATTCAAGCTGTTGTTCAATCCCTCTATAAGGTAGACCGCCCATCACAGGCAGTCTGTATTCCTTAGGAAGAGGGTATCACCAGCGAGACATACAACATCGACAAGAAATACCAGAACAACGATGACAAACTTGCTCATCGTAATCCTGGATTCATTCCTGTCGGTGCTACGACGACCGGTTGTTAACCCGGCCGTCCGATACCTCTCTGGATCGCGGCGTTCGCCGCTTTCTGGATAGGTCATACTCTCGCTACCTGATCTACTACTGTTAGGCTTGTCGGTTTTACGACTCGCCGCCCAGCAGCTTAGTGATCAGCAAGTTCGAAGAGGCCGTGATCTGGGTGTTGAAGCCCACGAACACAGCCAATGCCTCGGCAGCCGTATAGGCCGTCGGGTCCAGGTCGAAGACGATGTAGTAACTCATCGAAACCTTCCTGTTCTCCGCCGGCTTGAACGGATCCGCCGTGACCTTCGAGGTGTTGACCCTCAGCATTCTGCGGGTACGCTGCTTGCCATAGTTATGGCTCGCAACGAGCTGCAGAAGGCCGTCAGCGCTGGTATACTCGGACTCGTCATCTCCTACGCTAGTGCGCGGGAGGGAGACGGCCGAGGCCGGCGCGATGGTCAGTGTCTGAGGATCATTGAACGACATGGGCATCTCTCCTAGGAGCAGCAAGAAGCTGACTCCCTTTGGCGTTTTTACGCAGGTACAACAACCTGCCTCAGCTCCGTTTAATACCGAGAGCTGTAGCAATGGCCAATTGGATGGGTGATAAGCCCGCCCAAGTGAGGCCGAACCCAAAGGGGTTTGCCTTCCTCCGAATCTTCGTCTCTGTGACGAAGGTCATTGGAAGTGGATACCCACTGCCTTTATAGCCAGTGGGGCCAGCCCACGTATACTTTTCATGGACATATGAATGTTCCATGACGTATCCGTAGCGCAAACACAGGCCGTCAACTGCCCAAGACGTGAGATTCGAAATGACATCTCCCGCATTGGTAAACCAGTCGACAGCCCAGCTCCAGGGTGTTAACTCCCAGATTACATCTGGCGTAAGTGAAATGCCAAGAAGTTTCTTGGCCATCAGGGCCTGACGTGCCATATCCGAATAGACGTTTCCGCCTTTCGGAAGATAGTACGTGAAGGCACCTGAAAACCACCTACGGCGTGAGGTTGTAATCTCACGCAAGCAATGCCCTGACAACCCGGAATTGAACGCTGAGACGGAGAAGTCCGGCATATAAGCCGTACTCCGTCCTCCCAGCGTAGAAAAAGAACGGGTTGTTTCGATCGGGAATTCCAGCCGTCGCCTAACCATCTTGCCACTATCACGCTGGTACTGCTCTAAGGCAGTCTCAGCGTTCCAGATGGCAAACGCTACGTCCGCTATATCGCGGGCGAGAGGTGACAGGGCAAATTGGTAATTCAGGAACTCATCGGACCCAGCCTTCGGATACCCTTTTCGGTACCGATGCTTAAGTTCGCGAGTCCTTTCTTGCCAGAGCCCAGCCCCAATCATCTTGGGGATTCCATCTCGGACAACTTCTCCGAGCATGGATGCCACGTTGGCGACGCTATTGGTAGGTTTACACTGTGCTATAGCCTTAGCACCCCACGCGTTAAGCAAAGCATCACTGCTTGCTATACTCGCGGGGTACGAGGTAGGCAAAGTGTACGGGAGTAGCGGGCCGAGACGAAAATTCCTTCGTGAAGAAAGAGGATTCGTCCCAGTTTGCTGATCTGCCCAGGTAAGCACCCGCGGAGCATCAATTGCCCCAGCGGAATACTTCCGGACAGACCAAAACTCACCGCCAATATCACCTTGGAATTGATAGGACTCACGTCCCTTCCAAGATGGATGGTTTTCCGACTCAGTAACCTGAGTCTCTGTAAGAGCTTCTCTACTCGTCTGGCCGTCCCCCGAAATTAACGGAGGACTGCCTTGGAGCGGAGTGCTCCACCATTTGGTAGGGGGTAGCTTAAATGCTACTGACCTCCGTTTGGTGGTTTTCAGACGATCAGCTCCTTTGAACGGTCCCGGAAGGTTTTAAATCCTTCCGATTCTCTACCAACAACTAGGGTACCGGTGTATCGGTTTCCCGGGGCTGGCCCAGTCCGTTAGGATCTGGACCAGTGTATCCCCGGTTAACCGGTAGTAACCGGCACCTTTTCGGTGGTCGTCCGTTCCACTTTAAGCTGGGACCACCCCCCTAACCATCGTCTTAGATGGTTAGAGGGCAGGTTCACCAGCTCAGGTGGGGCGTCCGCCACCTAAGTCTTAGGTAGAGAGGATGTTGCACTGCGCCCAGGGCCCCTTCGGGGGCCC